ATGTCAGACCAGAATCAGCCAGCCAAGTGCAACAACCGTGTAACAACACCATTAGCCAAGCCGTACCACTATCGCCGCAAGGGAACGTATTATCTCCGTATGCGCCCTGAGGGCTCCGTTGTGGGTCTCAGTGTGTCCCTACGTTCCACGCACAAGGCAATCGCAATGCAACACTCAGAAGAGCTACAGGCTGTCCTCAAAGGCTGGCAGCTCGACAACCCTAACGCTACATGGGAAGACCTCAGGGCCATCCTCAGGGAGGAGGCTGAGAGGCTCCTACGGACCAAGGTTGAGCCACTCCATAGGGCTGACACCTACAACCACTATCAAAGCGAGATAGACCTACTCACCCAGATAGCCGCTGAGTACCCTTTACGGTCCCCTCATGTGACAGTCATTGAGTGCGCCGTTGAGATGTTCAAGGCCGCTCAGAAGCGCATGCACAGCCAGCCTCGGGGCCTCATGGAACTCAAGGAGCGCTTCGACCAAGACGCCTTTGAGGGTCTTCATGCGCCTGCAAGCGTCGGCCTGTCCCTATCTGTAAGTGGTCCTCAAGCCTCCTCAAGCGCCCCATCGAAGGCGACCGTTAAGACCTCGTTCAGGGAACTGGCTGACACCTACTTGGCTGAGCAACGTGCGAACCTCAAGCCTACGACCATTAAGAACACTACGTCTTACCTCAAGATTCTGTCGGACGCCTTTACGGCCTGTGGCGTGGATGACGTACAGACTCACACTCGGGCCGACTTGGTGCGCATCAAAGAGCATCTTGGCAAGGGCAGCATTCTGAAAGGCGACAAGGGCCGCTCCGTGAGTACGGTTAACGTCTTCGTCTCGTACCTCGCTACGGTGTTCACTTGGGCCAATGACAATGGCTTGCTTAAACACAATTACTCACAGCGCCTCAAGACCACCAAAGGGGCCACAAGCACACGGACAGGGTTCACTATCTCCCAGGTTGATTCCGTGCTGATGACTGCCCGTGAGTTCTCCGAAGAGGCAGGCCGAGCCACCACACTGGCAGCGATCACAGGGGCTCGCCTCAATGAGGTCTTGCAGCTCCGTAAGCGCGACATCCAGGGCCTTGATGGCGGTCCTATGGCTATCAGCATCAACGAGGCAGCCGAAGGAAAGTCGGTAAAGAACAAGGGGTCTATCCGAGTCGTCCCGCTCGTGATGACATCGAGTTGGGCGCCTGATATGGAAGCCTTTAGGGAGTTCGTTAAGGCCCTGCCTTCCGATGACTCTCAGGTTTTCACTACGCGCTCACTGCGTCTCCACCTCGCGAAGGTCATCCGCATGGCCGTGGGGGATAACCCTAACCTCGTGTTCCACTCTCTGCGACACACAATGTCTACCCTCTTACAGAACGGCGAGGTTCCTTTACAGACAGCCGCTGCAATCCTCGGGCACACAACCAAAAGCATCACTTTCGACACATACGGCGGAAACATGGCCCAAGACATCCTTCGGTCGGCTCTTGAGAAGGTTCTCCCTAAAGCCTAATCGGCTGATATGATCGCGCCCTTTCTTCTCCATTAGAGGTCATGGGCGTGGCTGACAAACTCTTAACCGTGGCCGCTTGGGTCCTATCGTTCGCTGTCCTTTATGGCATCGTGAAGCTGGTCCAGGCGTTTCCACGGGTGATGATCTTATTAGGATTCTGAAGCGATGACACATGACCTACACATGACCTCTGAACGGCTGCACGAGCTGGCACCTGTACGCACCCACTCAGACCTCCTAAGGTCAGTCCTCAAAGGGCTGGAAGAGCTGACTAACGGCGGCGTACTGAAGCGTACTGGCCGGACGTGGAAGGCTGCTGGGGTCGTTGTAGCTGAGGACTATCACTACCAAGACAGCCAGAACAGGGACCGTGTAGCTATCCGCTTTGGGTCTTGGCTGTGCCTCGCTCTGGCGCTGAAAGTTTCCCGCGAGGAAACCCGCAAGGCTCTCTTGGACGCCGTACAGAAGCACCCTCTGATTTAAAAACCCTCACTAAAAGCACACACAAAGAAACCCGTATGTCCGCGTAGGCCATTGGGTTTTCTTTTTACCAAGATAAACACGTTTTATGCGTTGACATAAACACATTTGGTGCGTACATTGACGGCTCACCACAACGCAGCCCCGCTGATAGTTGTAAAAAGATAAACACGTTTTGTGCGATTAAATAGGATTCTCCATGCAAGCCATCGTCACCAAATACCTCGGCCCTACCAACACCAAAACCTCCCGTATCAAGGCGTACTGCCTGACTGACACAAAGGGCCTGACTGTTTCGTGGGATCACGGCAAGTCCAGCGATGAAAACCACAAGGACGCCGCTGAGGCGTTCAAGGCACTGAAGAACTGGAGTAACTACACGGCCACCGTAATGGGCTCCATGCCTGACGGGACTATGGCCCATGTCTTCGTGCCTCGCGTCGGGTAACCGGCGCTGTACCTAAAGCCACTCAAACCTCACTCAAGGAATAAATCATGAACACTTACAACCTGACCAACTTCACCAGCGCCACGGTAGCCAGCAACATCCTGCACGCCATGCAAGAGGCTCTCAAAACGGGTCTGGCGCAGTACGTCAGCAACCGTCGGGGCCGTGTGTGGCTACGTGTCGACATCAAGCGCGATGAGCTGGGCCGTATGTTCTTCCAGTTCCTTGCGGACAATATGCAAGAAGTCGGGCACCACCTCCTGAAAGCCGCTTTGTTCCATTGGTCCCGTGAGGATGAACGTGAATTCTCCGGCCTGAACGCGGCCCTTTACCGCCTCAGTAAGCACCCGTTTGACGCCATTATCGACGCCCGTGAGGCCGAGCAAGCCCGAAAGAATGCGCCTTGGCTGCGCAAGGTCTGGGACTGGTTCGCGTCCCGTTTGACGCCTGACGGCGCGTTCGGCAGGAATTCCAACGCCCAATTTATGCATTGATGCATATTTTTCTTGCGAAAACGCATACCGCTGTATGAACATACACACCTAAGGAGTTACCTCGTGCCCCCCGAACAAAATCATGTACTTAGCAAGGCCCTCACCGCTTACCCGTCCATGGACAAATATCACCCCGACTTGCGCCGCATTCTGGACACCATCAAGGAGATGGCTGAACACACAGAGAGTGTGCATCCGCTTAGCAGCATGGATTACACATTGGCGTCTGAGTGGGGCCAAGCCATGTCTGTGGTTACCCATTACGGCCACGGCGTTTACTCCTTCCCTTACCTCTCCGAGGTTTTCTGCCGGGACCTCATGCTTGAGCTGGACTGCATGACCTACTCGGTAAACGACGAGGAGTCTGAAGAGGCTCAGATTCCTGAGGTGACCTTTGCGACTGAGTGCCCGGTTCTTTATGAGTGCCTGCGAAGTCTCTGGCACAACGCCGGGATTCCCATGGCGAAGGTCTTAATGGGGATCGACCCGAGCGAGCTGCGCACCGTTCAGGCGGCTCAATACACCGTGGAGAACACACCTCGGGGTAATTGGCACACAGACCGCGACTCTGACGTAACTCTTGTGGTTGCCCTTACAGGGACTCACATGGGAGGCGGAACGCTCGTACACACCGGGCCTTTCGAGCCGAACATTCTGGTTCCGCAACTACCTGTAGGGCACGGGATGTTCTTCAACGGGAAGGCCCACCGGCACTACGGAATGCCCGTAACGGAAGGCGAAAGGAACCTATTGGTTCACTGGTCCGAAGTTAAATAATTTTCGCCGCAAACCCAAACCCAAGACGCACCTATACGACGCGCAATTAAGTGCGGAAAAAAGCCCCCCATTTTGGAGAACTGTTAGATGGACATTACATCAGTCCACTTCATCTGCGCTGTACCGCACAAACAAAACGAAAATAGCCGAGAGCCATACCGCGTAACCCATGAACTTTGTGAGTTCAAGCTTGGCTTAGGCCCGTGCGGTCGAATCGTTACAAAACTAACTATCACCCAAGATAGCCACTTAATGGCCATTACGCAAGTTTCCATCCCTGGAAAGACATTTGAGGAAGCTCTCAAGACCATGGACCCACCTCTTGAGATAAAAGTCTTCACCTACAAACAAACTGACATCTTAGGCCGTACTAACGCGACACTTTTACTCCCTTAAATCCGCCCGCAACGCCAAATCTAAACCGCTTAGGTAACTGACTCGGGATTTCCCCTGAGGGACTCTCTGCGCCTTTAGAAAACCTTTACCCCTTATTTATCAGCGACTTAGAAAAGTCGTGACGGGATTCCTATGCCTGCAATTCAGATTCAGAAACACGACTTCTCCGACATCAAGAACAGCACTTGGGCCTTTGAGACACTGGCCGGTCTTTACGGTGAAGACATTGCAGCCCAGCAACTTGCGTTAGAACACGAGGCGTACACGCTTGGCGAAGAGCGTTTCCATAAAGCTCTGGAGCGTCAAATGGAACGCGGCGAGTTTGCCGATAACGCGACGGTTAAGCCGGTTCTAACCACGCTAATACCGCTGTTCATGACTGCATATAACAACTGGGTCGAACATCAAGTAACGAAGGTACGGCGCAAGCATGTTGCCCTTCAGTTCTTCCAGATGGTTAACCCAGTGAACATCGCCGCCGTGACCATCAAAATCGTCCTCAACACAGTCGGCAAGAAGGGTCCTACTTCAGTACAGAATCTGGCCGTGGCCCTTGGCCGTGGTCTTGAAGAAGAAGCTCGCTTTGGCCGCATCCGGGACCAGGAGGCCGACCACTTCAACAAGCACATCCGCAAGGCTCTGAACCAGCGCAACGGCCACACCTATAAGGTCAAGTACCTCGAAAAGGTTGAGGGCCACATGCAGGAAGCGAACGAGCTGCAATCATCCTGGGCCTCTTGGGATGCCCTTGAGAATGACGTTGCGTTCCACATCGGTATCCGCCTCCTTGAGCTGCTCATTGAGTCTACTCAGTTGGTCGAGATGAAACGTGAACACGCTGGTAACGCGAAGCTCGACGGTGAGTATGTCCACCTGACCAGTGAATGGTCCGACAAGCTTTGCGCTCGGGCCTTCTCTCTGGCCGGTATCACGCCCCGCCATCAGCCAATGATTGTTCCGCCTAAAGAGTGGACCAAGATGGTAGGCGGTGGGTATTGGGCGAAAGGCCGTAAGCCTATCCCGTTGATCCGTGTCCGTTCTAAACGCGCCCTACAACGTTACAGCGACGTTTATATGCCTGAGGTTTACAAGGCGGTGAACATTGCGCAGTCGTCGGCTTGGCGTGTGAACACTCAGGTTCTTGAGGTCGCAAAGGCCGTCATGGAGTGGAAAAACGTACCGATCGACAAGTTCCCTACCGCTGACCGTGAAGAGCTGCCGATTCAAGCTGAAGGCATCGGTGAGGACGCTGAGGCCCTGAAGGCGTGGAAGAAAGAGGCAGCGGGTGTGTATCGCCGTGACCGTGCCCGTGTGAGTCGTCGCCTGTCCTATGAGTTCGTGATTGAACAAGCCCAGAAGTTCGCAGGCTACGAAGCGATTTACTTCCCGTACAACCTCGACTGGCGTGGCCGTGTTTACGCAATCCCGTCTTTCAACCCCCAGGGCAACGATATGACGAAGGGCCTGCTGATGGCTTCCATCGCAGAGCCTGTCGGCAAGGAAGGAATCGAGTGGCTCAAGATTCATGGGGCCAACTGTGCAGGCGTGGACAAGGTTGACTTCGACAAGCGCAAGCTGTGGGTCGAAGAGAATGAAGAGCTGATTCTTGAAATCGCTCGGAACCCTCTGGGCCAGTCTGAGTGGATGAAGATGGATTCGCCGTTCTGCTTCCTCGCCTTCTGCTTTGAATGGGCAGGCGTGAAGGAACACGGTGAGAACTGGAAGTCGGCCTTGCCTATCGCTTTCGATGGGTCCTGCTCGGGCATTCAGCACTTCTCGGCAATGCTGCGCGATGAGCGTGGTGGACGCGCGGTCAACCTGCTGCCCTCGAAGGAAGTGCAGGACATCTATCGCCTTGTCGCTGAGGAAGTCATTGAGAAGGTCAAAAAGGACCTGCGCGAAGGCACCGACGACAGCGTAGAGATCATCACCAACGAGAAGACCGGCGAAATCACTGAGCGCCGTGTGATGGGCACTCGGACACTCGCTGAGGGCTGGATGGGCTACGGGATCACCCGCAAGGTCACCAAGCGTTCCGTTATGACCCTCGCTTACGGTTCCAAGGCTTTCGGGTTCACCGATCAGGTACGGGACGACATCATTCAACCTGCACTTGACGCAGGCGATGGGGCTCAGTGGTTCCCGGATGCACAGCAATGCGCTCGCTACATGGCAAATCTCATCTGGGATTCCGTGAGCGTCGTAGTGGTCAAGGCCGTGGAAGCGATGTTGTGGCTTCAGAAAGCTGCGAAGCTGCTCGCCACTGAGGTGACCGCGACCAAGAAAACCAAGAAGAACCCAGAACCTGAGGTCTTGAAGCCGTGCATGCCTGTGTACTGGGTGACGCCTGACGGCTTCCCGGTCTGGCAGGAATACATGAAGCCGGTCCAACGCCGTGTTGACCTGATGTTCCTCGGAACGGTGCGCCTACAAGCCACCATCAACGTGCGCGACTCCGACAACATCGACGGGGCCAAGCAAGAATCAGGCATCTCGCCCAACTTCGTTCACTCACAGGACGGCTCGCACCTTCGAAAGACTGTCGTTAAGGCGTCTGAAGCTTACGGGGTCGAGTTCTTTGCCCTGATTCACGACAGCTTCGGCACCATCCCTGCGAAGGCCGGGGCGATGTTCAAGGCGGTACGTGAAACGATGGTCGAGACGTACACCGAAAACGATGTCCTCGAAGACTTCCGCCAGCAGTTCATGGAACAACTTCACGAAAGCCAGCTCGACAAGATGCCACCAATCCCCGCCAAGGGAACGTTAGACATCACGCAGATTCTGCACAGTGAATTCGCCTTCGCTTAATTAAAAACCCTCACTAAAAGCACACCCGACCACCTCTGAGATTCTTACTTAAAGATTCTTAGAGATGGCCGGGTGTTTCTCGTTGTGGGCCCCGAAATTTAAAAACCCTCACTAAAAGCACAACCAGCCGATCACTCTTTAGGAGAACTTTTCGATGCACGCTACCAACCCTGTTCAACGCACCGTCCGTACCACTCAACGCCGCTCTGATGAAGAGATGGAAGTTGTAAGAGCCCGTCGTGGCAAGTTGAACAAGACCCAGCGTCAGTCCAAGCGCGACATCTGGCAGGAGGCTGAATAATGTCCATTAAGGTCCGCACCACTCACAGCAAGATTGACAACAAAACCTATCGCTTCGACACCGTTATTACGGTCCAGGGCGTGGATGGTCTGACCCAAACTCAGTTAGTCGATAAGCGTGAGTTGCGTAACTTGCGGTTCATTACTGCGAAAGACGATGCAGGCCGACGTGAGCAATTCGCTCGGTTCCTTAATGACACCGTAGAGATGCGCGTAAGGCGTGCAGTCTCGAACGTTATCACCCAAGCCCAACTTCTCAAGGAGTCCGCACAATGATTAAAACCTTCGTTCTTGTTCTGTTCTTTCACGTAGGCCCATGGGGCAACACCGACTCCAACGCAACCACCAACATTCCGAACTTCCTGAGTGAACAGGAATGTATCGACGCAGGTAAGAAAGCCGCGTCTCTCGTGTCGGGCACCAAGAAAGAAGTCGAGTTCATCTGCGTGGCACAGTCCAAGGAGGCCATTTAATGGCAGTTCAACAAGTAATCATCCAGACCAAACCCCACCGCCCGGTGAACTTCAGTACGTCCGCCGTACAGGCTGTGGTTGATGAAAGTTACATCATTGCAGATGTTAAGTACGACGGCGTGCGCTTGAACCTTTGCGTCTGGCCCGGTCTGGGCGAAGCGTCTCTACATTGGCTGAGCCGTGAAGGTAAGCAGTTTCCCGCACTGTCCTTTAACGGTGCCGAACCTCTGGATCGTGATGACCGTTGGGCGAAGTTCTTCGGGCCTGACGAAGCGCTGTTTAAGGACGGCTTCATGCTGGACGCTGAATTGTTGATTGACGACCTGCCTTGTAAGGACATTGCCGGGACCCTGCGCCGCCACGAGGCCATCGAACTGGGCCGCTTCAAGGTGATGGTCTTCGGGATCGTCCCCATGGACGTTGTGCTGTCGGGCCAGGAATACCGAGTGACGCACAGTGTCATGAAGTATCACGTTGCCTATCAGGTCGGACTGCTCAAGAAGCGCTTCCCGGAAATCGACTGGCAAGTAGCCGAAAGCTGGGACCTGTTCAGCATGGAAGAAATCGACCAGACCTATGAAGTCGTCCGTGAGCAAAACATGGAAGGCTTGGTCTTGAAGGACCCGAACGGCTTCTATAAGCGCTCGAAACAAGTCGGCATGTGGAAGTGCGTTCCAGATGACAACGAAGACGGAACCATTGTGGGTCTCGTTTGGGGCACTGAAGGCAAGGCCAACGAAGGCAAAGTTATCGGCTTTGAAGTCCTACTTGAATCCGGCCACGTTGTGAATGCATGCAAGATCACCAAGGCGCAAATGGAAGAGTTCACGGACGCTTTCCATAACGCTAACTGCTATCACTGCTGCGAAGACTGCAACGGCCCGAAGGTTAATCCATATGAGGGCTACACGGCTCGCGTCACGTTCATGGAGCGCCACCCTGACGGCTCCTTGCGCCACCCATCTTTCGATTCTTTCCGGGGCATCTCTGACCCCAAAATTAAGGAATAACTATGACCCTGATTCAACTGTTTTTCCCTGTCGCTACTATCGCCCTTTCCGTTGCCTGCTTTGCGTGCTGGAAAACTAACAGGCCACTTCGCCAAAAAGCTAAGGAAGAGGCCCGTGCGGCTGCTGAGAAGGCGGCAAAGGAAGTCGCTGAAGGCCGTGAGAAAGATCGCCGCAATAACTTCCGCAAGGAACTGTATAGCGACCTTGAACAGATCATTGCGACCCCTGACATGCTGGTAGATCACCGCTATGGTTCGCCTTTCCGGGGGACTGGCTACCGCTGGAAGCATCTGGCTGAGTTCATTCTTCGTGTTAAGAACATGCAGGACCAGCGCGACACCATTGCGTATCTTGACCGCAAGGTCTTGAAGCAATCTGAAATGATCCGTGACTTACAGTTAAATCAACGGGACATCATGAAAGCCCTGCAACTGGGTCAGCCCGTCGAGTAACACCCGATTTAAAAACCCTCACTTAAAGCACACCCGACACCTAACCGAAGGAGGATCATTCGTGCCCGAAACTTTCCTACATCACAATCGTGGTGTTTCCAAGTTGGCCTATACGGTTCGTGTTAATCGCGATATTCGTTATGTAGCCCTGAAGCCATTCAACAAGGTCCTTATTGGTGATGACGCGAAGTTCATCGTCACTAAAGGCACCTGTGCAACAGCCCGCAAGTTGGGCCGGACGAAGTTGGTCCCATACACCGGCAAATGGCCGCGCTGCGCCCTAATCTGGCAAGTCATCAAGGAGGTCGTTAATGACTAACTTGCTGGCTTTAAACAGCATCCGAGGGAAGTCCGGCAAGGACACTCTCATAGGTCTCCTGGAATCGGAAGGCCGTAAAGTTTTCCGCGTGGCTTTTGCCGATGTTCTGAAGCGTATGTGTGCCGAAGAACTGGCCGGCCCCCGTAAAGGACTGGCTGTCATGTTTGAACGTGACATGCACTGCTCCGCGAAAGACAAGCCCTGCCCCGGCCTGGCAATCGAAGAGCTGGAGCGTTCCGGTTATACGGATTTCCTGAAGTCTCGTTTGGTAAGTCGTGAGGACTTTCAAAAGCCACGCTCTTTGCGCTGGCACTTGCAGACCTTCGGGACTCAGTACCACCGGGAGTTCCTCGGCAAGCCTAATGTCTGGTTTGACCTGGGCATGATCGAAGTTCGCAAGGCACTCGAAGCCGGTACTTACGACCATGTTGTGGTCACTGATATGCGAATGGTCAACGAATACGAAGGGCTTCTATACGCACCTGCCGTTAAGACTATCCGCATTGTTCGCGACTGGTTTATTCCAGGCGTAGACGACCAGCCTTATCACATCTCCGACATCGCTCTTATGGCGCATCCGTTCGACGCTCTTGTAGTGAATCGACTGGGCGAGCCGTGGGCAATGCTGGACCAACTTAAAGAACAAGGAGTAATTGAATAGTGGATAACGCAAAGAAAGAATTCAAGGCCACTGTGCGTATTGGCGATCATGTGGATGAGGTCACCGTATACGCGGTAAGTATGGACGCCGCATGGCAGCAAGCTGAAACCACTTTCGGTAACGGTGTTGAAGTAACTCGCATCCGTCCCGTCATTGCTCCCAACATTGACCGCTTCATGGTGACTCAATGAAGCGAGCCCAAGGTAATGGCCGCGCCAAGCCTGACGGCTTCTTGCACCTGAACAACTTCAGCCATGTTCGACAGTCCGGGTTCGCCGGGGTCCTGTATGAGCGGCTAATGAACGGGCGGCAGCAAGAGCTTGTCGAGCTAACCCTACTGGAACTGGCAAGCACCGCCCCAGGCACCGCGCACTTCAAACACGAAGTATGGCGTTTTAACAAGTTGTTCCTCAAAGAGCACTTCAAGTCGGTCGTGTATTCCGTCTATCGATCTATCCGCAAGTCTGCCGCTCACGAAGTCTCCATGGCGATTAGTCGTGAAGAACTGCAAGAGGCAACTGTGGCCGTTGCACGCCCGTCCTTCCGTTAAACCCCTCACTTAAACCGGAGAACCGGAAACCTCAAAACTTACATAAGGAGAATCAAACTATGGCAGGTCCACGCAAGGAAATCTTCACCACTCCAAAAGGCACCGCAGAGCCTTACTGCGCAATTCAAAAGCCGGACTACGGGAATCCTGAAAAGGGCTTCGGCAATCCACGCGGCGAATGGAAAGTTAACCTGACTGTCCCGTCGAAAGATGCTCAACCCCTGATCGACAAGATCGTGGCAACGCATGAAGCCAACTACAAGAAGTTGGTCGCTGAGTATGAAAAGAACCCGCCAGTTGTCCAGCGCGGCAAGAAGGCCCTGACCCCGTATGAGGGCGACATGCCTTTCTACGAGAACGACGATGGCACCGTGACCTTCAAGATTAAGGGTTACGCCTCGTACATCGACAAGGACACCCAGCAATCCAAGCCGCTGCCCCTGAAGGTGGTTGACGCCAAAGGCAAGCGCATCGAGAACGTACCGGCCATCTCTGGCGGTTCTGAGCTGAAGGTGAAGTTCTCCCTGTTCCCGTATGGCTGGACCAACGTGGCAGGCGCATCGGTCAAGTTGCAAATCGACAGCGTGATGCTCATCACTCTGAAAGAGTTCGCCAGTGACGACAACTGGGGCGACGAAGCCGAAGAAGGCGGTTATTCCGTTGACGATTCGGACCAGTGGCAAGAAGAGCGAAATGAGTCTCGTGGTCACGCCGACGAGGAAGTACCTGACGACAACGGCGACTTCTAATAGTGGCCGGGTTCGGTCGCTATACCGGCCCGCGCAGAACGCCTCAAAGTGCATTCCGTTCGGGTCTGGAAGAAAAGAACAGCGAACTGTTAGACAAGCACGGCGTCCCGTACACCTTTGAACAGCACTGGATTACTTACATGATCCCTGCCCGCGAGGCGAAGTATCTACCTGACTTCATCTTGGGCAATGGGATCATCATCGAGTGCAAAGGCATATGGGAAGTTGACGACCGCAAGAAACACTTGTTGTTACGTGAACAGTATCCCAGCCTTGATATTCGTCTGGTCTTTTCATCGAGCAAAGCGAAGCTCTACAAGGGCTCACCTACAACCTATGGCGCGTGGTGTGAGAAACATGGCATTCAATTCGCAGACAAGTTAGTCCCACTGGCTTGGATGAAGGAGAAGCGTAAACAGATTCCTGAGGGAGTCTTGAAAACAAAGGGAGCGTAACTAATGGCTCGTGTTCAATTCAATAAGCGGGAGGTGACGAACCTTATCGTTATTCACTGTGCAGCTACAAAGCCTTCTATGGATATTGGCCTGCGTGAAATACGCCAATGGCATGTCCAAAAGGGCTGGCTGGACGTTGGTTATCACTACATCATCCGTCGCGATGGCACTGTAGAAACAGGCCGTCCTCATGATGTTGTTGGTGCCCATGTACAAGGCCATAACTCGGAGTCTCTGGGTATTTGCATGGTCGGCGGTATTGACGATGCAGGTAAACCGGCTCTTCGCATTTAA